ACTACCAGCAGTTTGTTGGCGGATAGTTATTTGGTTTTTTACAAAATCGTCAAAAGCTTCTCCTACTAATTGTCCCATAACCTTTTATCTTCTTTGATTTAATAAATCATATTCTGCTTGTATCGCTCCTATTGATGTAGGAATCCTTATTTGAACCCCTAAAGGTGGGAAATAAGAATCTTGTTTTAAAAAATCGTTCGCTGTTGTAATAATCCACCAAAGTGAAGAATTTCCATAATATTGTTGAGCTAAAATATCAAACCTATCCCCCTCTTCGGCATAAACATATATGTCCGAAAATTCTAAAGGAATTGCAGGATATTTAACACCTCTATAGTATGGAGTACCCCTTAAACCTTTTTTAGTTTCTATTGAGGTAGTTTTTATTTTTGTATATCTGCTCATTATTATTTTTTAGGAATATAATTTAAGTTATCACCTTGACCATCATAATTATTTCCTGACCCTGCTGCTAGGTTAATATAATGCTCTTTCCCATATTTTCCAACAAATGTTCCACCTGATCCTACTGGTTTTCCACTAGCAAAAGAATTTTGTTGTACTCTAGGAACAAAATCGTGAATTGGAATAAAATTAAACCCTGTTACTTTAACAATTAAGGGCATTTCTTTAACTGAGGGGTCGGTGAAAATTTCATTACCTTCTGTACCTGTTGTTAAAATATTATTATTATCAGGTATTGCTATTTCCCAAGGGGATTCTTGTGGTATATCAAAGTTAAGACCCGTCATAATACCTACCTGTTCTTGAAAATACCCACCTACAGTTAAGGTTACTAAGTTACCCCTCATATATCCCGCATCTGAATAGTCAGGTGCACATACTGATGCTAGGTAATTTAATTTTTGGTACATTGGTATAAGCTCTTGTTTAGATTGAGCAGCTACCGTCCAAGCCATGCTTACTTGTCTATCAAACCCACTATATTTATAAAATTTTTCTCCTCTACCCATGTAAGAATTAGCTTTCCAATCTGCAGAATATGCATCTGAGAAGCTATCAATAAACGCCCTAAAATGGACATAAGTTTTTAAAGATGGATTATCGTTATCTATAACACCAATTCTGAATTTTACTAAATCATTTTTAACTGTATTACCAGTTACACCACTTGATTGGTATATAGGAAGGGCAGTGATTTTATCTAATGCTCCTCTTTCATTTAATAAAGCAGAGTCTGGTGTGTTTGTACCCTCTAATCTTTTACCAATAGTATAGCTACTTAAATTCCCACGCTTACCAGGATCACCTAGATTTACTCGGGATTCAATGTTTTTTCTTGTATAATCTAAAGTAGCAGGGATTTCTTGAGAACCACTAGGTGCAATTACAGTTGTAAATGATGGTTTATTTGTAATACCGTCTTTACTAGTAGGAGTATATTCTTCTATCTGTTTCTGAGTGAATACTTGTATTGGTGTTCTGTTTGAAATACCACTTCTTAATTTGTTGGTATCTGTTTTTAATAATGTTCCTGGTTGGTAAACACTGTCTGTACGAAAATCAATATAATCTTCTCTAAATAATTCACTCGCCATTACTGGGTCAAGTGATGAATATACTAACTGTGGTGCTAAGAAACTTAGGGAAAATGGGGGGTTATTAAATCCATCTTTACCTAAAAATATTTTAGAATTTTCAACAAGTTGTCGTGGTATAAATCTTGAGGATTTTGACTCATTATTTACTCCCGTTCTTTGGTCTCCCAACATCCTAATTTCAGTCTGTCCTACTCCTAAAGTAGCACCAGGTCCTCCACTATAAGTGTATAGTATGTTATCTTGTGATTTTGTGTTTATTTTATTTAATAGAGGCGCTAGTCTACTTTTATTACCCTCAGAACTAGGTGTTGCAATAGTATTTAAGTATGTAGGTAAACCTAAAGGAGTATTTCCGTCTGGGGAACCTATTGTTGTATTAAGTAGAGGGTTAAAACCTTGTTTAACTAGATGGATACCTAGGGGGTTTGTAGCTGATTGGCCTATGGTACTTAGTGGAAGATATAGACCTTGATTTAGAGGGACATTTGTTTTTATAAAGTTACCAATAGCTGAAAGTACACCTCCATTTTCATCGGGTTTATATGATTCATATCCTACTTCAGAATTAACATTAGTTAAAGATAGTACATTTTGTTTAGCAATAAATAGGGGACCATTAGGAGATTTAAAATCAAAGAACATTTGAGTCATCCTTGAAACATCTCTAGCTATAATCTTAGGTAATAACGTACCCCCTCTTAGTAAAAAATCTGGACCTCCTGTTCTTCCTACATCAGAAAGGTCGTCTGGAATTTTTGTTACTATATAGGGTTGATTGCTATTTCCTCCTCCAACTGTGTCTTTACCATACCTTAAGGATTTAAGGTTGGTTGTCATGTTAACTAATGGCATATCCTACTATTAACCTGGAAGATTATCCAAATATCTTGTAGGTGCGGTTGGTGATTCTAAATTTGAAGGTTGTGGTAGAACTCCGTTTAATGGTGTTACCGCGTTAGCATTTGGATTTCCAATAGTAGAATATTCTCTATGTAAAGTAGACTGTTGAAAATTTGGTGTGTTTGGTGTTAAACCACTCAAACTTGTAGCCGACGCCTGACCGGAAATTAATTTGTCTAATAAGCTCATAATTGTGTGTTTTATTATAAATATTAAATTATTGTACTTCGTATAAACCTACTGCTGATAATTGTGGTTGTTTTGTTTGTTGAGTAAGTAGTGCTTCTAATAAATCGTTTGTTTTATTAGCTTGTTTGATCATTGGGGAGTTATCATTTAAAGGTATTACAGCTTCAGGACCTGCTTCACCCACAAGTGCGTTAGTCGGGCCTGTTACTATACCACCTTTAGCCATTTCGGTCGGCCTGTCTTCCCCAAAAACATTACCACTAATTCCATAATTAGTCTGTGCTGATGCTTCAGCAGTTTGGATTTGTGCTTTAATAGCACTATCTCCAAATTCTCCCCCAAATAAGAAACCAATCCCATTAAGTAAATCTTCTATAGCTGCTACACCTACTAATACGGTTTGAATCATAGGGTCTAAAAAAGACATAATTGCTCCCACAAAACCAAAAAGTTTTGATATTATACTTACTATGGGCATTATAGCATTTCCTACTGTAACAAATACCTCTTTTAGTTTTTCAACAGTAGCGTTAAATTTATCTTGAGCTCCTACTTGATTATTTAGTCCCTCAACTCCTTTTTCTTCAAGTATTCGCATTGCTTCCGCTTCCCCTACTTGAGCCCTTAACGTCTCAAATTTTTTCTGGGCTGCCTCCGCGTCTTTTGCTGTAAGGCCTGAAAGTTTGTCCTGCATTAATAATGTAGATGCTAAATCCTCTCTACTCATACCAACAGATTTTGCTAAAGCTTCCTGTTGTATTCTATTTAGCTCTCCAAATTCAGCAGAATCTCCCATTTGTTCAGAGATTTCTCTAGCTACTCCTGCTATATCGTTATTTAAAGCAAATTGTCTTGCTTTTTCTAGGTTTATGTCTCTACCTAATAGTAATTCTGCTTGTAACTCATTTTGAATAGAAGATTCAAAATCGAGTAAGCTACCCGCTATGGCATCTACTTTACCCATTTCCATACCTAGAGACTTAGTAGTGGCAACTGCCTCCGCTATTAGTCCAGGGTTTTTTCCTAATGATAGGGTGGTTGATGCCGATATATTACCTATTTCTTTAAGTAATTTTTGTTCATTAAGTAAAACTCCATTTTGTGTAGCTGATATTCTAGCCTGTGCTAAGAACTCCCCTGTAATGTCTTCTGTAGTTTTACTAGTTCCTAGTTGTAAACTAGCAATTCCTTGTAGTTCTTCATTAGTAAAACCTGACATGGTTCTAAGTTTAGTAAAAGATATCGCCATATCTTCAGACATCATTGAAGATGTTCCTAAAGCAGAATTTATTCCTTCAAATGTTTCTCTAATTCCCTTAGTAGTAACAAAAAGTTCACCTGAGGCTGAAGCCATGTTGGTCATTTCCATATTCATACCTAAGGCATCATCATATGTCATACCAAATTCTTTGGCCATTTTTGATGATGAGGCATCCACGCCTTTCATAGCATCGACCAGTTCTTTAAGTAGATATAAAGGTCCTAAAGATTTTAAAAGGCTTTTACCTAAGCTTTTAATACCGGCCTGCATCCCTGTAACCCCCTTCTTTGAGGATTTAGTAATGGACTTCATATCACCATCACCTATGCCCATTTTAGTAGCCTTTTTAGAAGCTGAGGTTCCTGAGAGTACCTTCCCGTTTTTACCTAAAAGTTTATCTTCTAGGCCCATACGTTTTACAGCATCAATAGTTAAGTCTTTTCCTGACTTTAAGGCTTCTTTATCTAATTTCCTTTGGTCCTGTTTTGCAGCAACTATATCATCTTGAAGACCCTGTTCTACGGCACTATCTGTTGCTGCTTGTCTTGCGGCATCCGACGCATTTTGAAACATGCTAGTAAACTTTCCTAAACCTGGAATAGCATCTGATATTTCATTTAAGCCATCAAATAGTCTAACACCACTTTGATTGTTAATGCTAGTTTGAAATTTTTCTACTTTTTCTATTGATTTTAAAAAATCTTCAGATTGTTTTACTCTTTCTTTTACTTCTGCTAGTTGTGCCCCTTCAAGCATTCCTGATTTTGCTGCAATATCTAGTCTTTTAAATTCTTGTTTGACTAAAGATTTTTTCTGTTGGATTTGCTTATTAGTCAGGGTTACTTGACCACCAAGGACTTGAGTAAAGTCTTCTGCTATGTTAACTAAAGATTTAAATGATTTTTTTGATACAGCTAAAGCATAGTTACTCTTTTGAAGTTCTTGGATACTATCTCCTAGAGACTTTGCAAAGTAATCTACATCACTATTAATAGCAAGAAGTTCTCTTCTTAATCTAGATAATTCAGCATTAGATTCTTTTAAACCTCCAGTAAACTTTTTATCAAAGTCTACCTGCCCCAATTCCTTTCTAATAAGGCGGATTTGTTCGTTAATCTCGTTTAAATTATTCTTAGGCATATTCTATTTTATTATAAATATTATTATCTATAACTTGTTTTACCCTTATATGCATTAGATTCTTGAGCAAATGCTGGTGTGTTTACTTTACCATCAGATGAAATTAGAGTTTTATCCCCATTACCATTACTTTTTGCATCTTCCGTCGCTTTATTTCTATTTTCGTAGTAAGAATTCATTTCAAAAAGTGTAAATTTACGTAACCATATAGGCATATTATATATAGTATGCCAATCATATCCCCCGTTACCGTGAAATACTATGCTATGGATAGTCTGAAATAAATCTTTCCTAAATTCGGGCGCTATATTAGGCGTCAGGCCAAAAAAAGTTAAGCCCTATGGGGACTAGAACTTCCTCCCCTCCATCAAGCACTACAGTCATGTCTAAATCTGGTGACAGATCTCTAACATATTCTCTGAAGGCTCTAGCATCTTTTGCTAAGAAATAATTATCTACAAAGTCTCGAATAGATTTTTTTTCTTCATCACCATCTACTGATGTGATCATGTATTTTAATCTTGTTGTAAGTTCAGGTGAGGAATTGGGGGAAATTTTCTTTAAACCTTTTAATTCTCTTTCTATTTTTTTATCATCATTTCCATCTAAAAGTTTAAAACCTAAAACAGTACCTGTTTGTTCTAATTTGTACGTAAATGAATTATGGGAATCTTCTAAAAGGGAATAATCAGTTGATTTTGGGTTAAGTTCTGTTAAATCAATAACTTCTTCTTTACCTCTTATAGTTACTTTATATTCTTTACCATACCCCAAAATACGAGTAGCTACAAATAAAGCATTTTTATCACCTGTAAATAAATCATCTATTTTTATGTCTTTATTTATAATTACAGCCTGTAATAATTTATCTAATACTGTCCCTTTTTGGATAAAAGACTGGTTAGTTAGTATATCCTCTTCTTTAGCAGTCATGTACTTTAATTCCACCTTACCACTAGATAGGGGATGGTCTTTAGGATACAATAAGCCTTTGGATGGTAATTCAACTTCTTCAGTTGGGAATTTAAATTCACTCATATAATCTTTATTTAATTAAAACGTTGTTATCACTTATACATATACAAAATACAAAAAAGCTTGGCGTGAGCCAAGCAATTTTTGATAATTTATGTAATTGTTTCTTAGAAATTTAAGATACAGTAATCAGGTTGAACTGTTAATTGTAGTTCTACTGCTGCACTTTCATCATCCCAACTATAATCTCCGAAATTAGCTTCAGTAATCATAGCTCCTTTGATAATCCATTCTGAAACGATATCACCTACAGGTCCTAATACGTTCATAGTTAAATCCTTTTTATAGAAATCACTATAACCATCTCTACCAGTTACTGATTCATGGTGTAATCTAACCCATTCCATACATGCTTGTGCACCACTTGGAGTAATTGGATCAAATAATGTCATTTGAATTGTATTCCAAAGTGTTTTACCTTTTACGTATCTTGCAACGTTGATATGGTTCAATTGAACTGTACCTTGTGTTAATGAAACGGCTCCCATACCTTTAATTTGGTATGAAGGGATTCCATCTACATACAGTATAAACCTATTCTTTTGTTTAGGTTCGAATGCTGTATAAAATATTTCGTTTGGGTCTAATACTGCCATTGTTATATATTTTTATTATAAATATTGTAATTATTTTTTTTATTCAGGAAATGTTGCTCCAGTTGGTAAAACATTGAAATCTAAAATAACGAATTCCGCTGTTTTGGTTGGTTGTAAGAAAATCTGACCTACTAGCTCATTTCTATCAATTACATCCGGTGTATTGTTTGTAGCATCCATTACTACTTTAAAAGCATATAATCCTTGTCTTTGTTGTACTGATTCTAAGTATGGGTTTACATTTGCTAAGAAGTTGTTTCTTGTTGCATTTGTATTTTGTTCAAATACTAAGTTATCTGATACTTGTGTTATATATCCTTTAAGTGCAATTAATAATCTACGCACATTTACTCTATCTAAAGCACTTGCTCTTTTCTGTAATGTTTTTTGTCCAAATACTACAACTCCACTTCCTGGGAATGTTGCTATTGGATTAACATTTGCTTCGTATAAAGTATCTCTATTACCTGATGTTAATTTTCTTTCTGCTCTAACTACACTTCCCAACGCTCCTCTAAGCAAACCTGCTGGTGCGAACCATGGGTCTGATGATGCGTCTGTAAATGCGTATACTGCTGGAATATACGTTGAAGCTGGCGCCCAAACGGTTTGTCCAGTACCTGCGTCGACTGTTTGAAGCCATGGCCAATACGTCGCGGCATATGAACTATCATATTTTGTTGCTTCTGTTGTAACTGTACCAATTGATGCGTTAAACGCTACAGCATCAATTACTGCTATACAATCTGTTCTACCTTGTGCAAGTGTTACTAATTTTGTAACTGTACTCGAATGGTCTTGAGAATTTAATCCTGGTGCCGTAATTACATTAAATTGATAATCATCTGAATTGCTCAAAAGATTAATTGATTCTGTGTAATTAGCTGGAGATAAACCTTGTATATCTGCTGCACTAATGTTTTCGTTAAATAATGCTGTTCTACTTCCAAAATTAACACCTGTAGCATTGTTAAATGAACCTGATTGTACTATTGGTAAACTACCTGTAAATACTGTTTTTGCAGTTCCATTATTGTCAAAATATTGTGGTGTAGGTAAGGTTACTGAGTCTACATAAATGTAAGCACTTCTTTGTGGATAATTACCGTTAGTTTTAACAAAGTAATCTGTTCCATCCTGTTCTACTGTATAATATGTGTCACCAATAACTTTTGCTACATAATTTACTGCAGTTGGGTCTAATGATAAGTTATTATATGTTTCTAATACTGCTCTTGATGTTGCAGTATCGTTTCCTCTTCTTACTAATAGTGAGAATTGACCTGATGCCGTGTTTACAGATGCTACTTCCCATCTAATATTTTCTGCTGTACCTTCATTTAAAGTACCATTAGCTGAATCAACTGCCTGGTAGTTATTCATGTTAGCACCTTCAGATATTGTTTTAATTGTAAATGAAGCGGTTGCGTTTAAATCTGCGTTTGTAAGTGTAAATTGTGCATCTGTTCCACCAGCTACTGTTGCCCCTAAGGATTGTGATGAAAAAGTTAATACCTCTCCTACTACATAGTCTGCACCTACAGTTGTAACTTCAATTGAAGAAACAGTACTTAAAGTTGCATCATTTGCTTGTGCAGCTAATTTAATTGTAAATACCGCACCTGCTCCTGCAAGGTCTGTTGTAGGTGTTAGAGATGGGATTGATGTATTTCCTGTACTACCTGTAATGTTTAATGATGCCGCATCTTTAATTGAAGACAGTAATACGTTTTCACCTGATGCTATGGTACCGTTAGTTAAGCTACTAGGAACATCTGAGTTTGCTGGAGTAAAAGAACCTGTAACAACACGTGTTACTAGTAATGATTCTCCACCTTGTGCAAAGTAATTCCTTGCTGAGATAGAATTTAAATATGTGTAAAATTGAGATCCACTTTCTACTGATGAACCAAAAATTGCTTCATATTGAGAAAAAGTAGACACCGCGGTTGGTATTCCAACTGGTCCTTTTGTTGCTGGGCCAATAATAGCGGCACCAAAAGTAACAGGTCTAGCGCCAATAAACGATTGGTCATTTTCCCTTGCTAATACACCTGGAGATAATAATGTTTCTGCCATTGTCTAAGTATTTGTTATATTGTTTTGTTATAAATATTAAAAATTATTTCAAAAATTAAGTTATTGGTGTGAATTCACCTTTATCTAAATCTATGTTACCAGTACCATACTTATCTTCTAATTTTTTGGCAGTTTTGTTTTGATCTTTAGATAATTTATTAAATTCCTCTAACAACTCTATTTTTTGTTTTTTTAAGGCATCAATCCTTATTTCTACTGTTCCTAACCCACCAATTATTTCATTGTTTCTTACTTGAAATTCTTGAAGAGTATTTATTTCTTCCTTTAATAACTTTTTAACTTTCATATTAACATTTTTAATTTATTATAAATATATAGAAAATTTCTCAAAATTACATTCTTGTGCGTCCATCGTTTGTAGGATTTAATATTACTTTAGTATCATTTAAATTACTAACTGCCTCTGAAGTAATACTTATCTTTGCTTTTGAATTGTATATTTTAGTAGAATTTAATTCTTTTTGGATTGTGTCAGGTAATATATACCCTCGCATTCTAATATTAAATGTTCCTTTTACTAATCGATCCTTACCTTGTGTTAATTCAGTTGTTGTACTGAAGCTATCTATGAAGGCTCTAAATTGAAACCTTTCAGGATTACCCCAATATGCGTCTGAGGCATACTCGCATGATTCAATTATTTTATTTAATTGTTCCATGTAATAAGTTTGAACTAATACACTATATTCCAAATTAACATAATCGGGTTGGGCTACTACGTGGTATCTTTCAACTGGTTTCCTGTTATTTAAAGTTCCAAAGTTACTATAGAAGTTTTTTGGACTAAACTGTTTAGACCAAACCCCATATAAGTTAGGTTGGTTTGCATCTAATTTATTTGCTACCGATCTATCTTTTGTTAATGAATCTCTTTTAATTACTATAATAGGAAGCATGATTGCTCCCGCTTTATCCCTATAATACCCATCACGTTGGAAAGATTTCCATCTTTCAGGTGCACCATATATTACGGGTACTTCTCTTCGTTCACCATTTTGATAAACAAAAGGTTTTATCATATTGTTAAAATAATAAAATACCGCTTCATCTAAATCCTGTATGCCGACAGAATATTGTTTTGTATCATCACCTTTAAAACTCATCTGCTTAGACCTATTAAAGTCAATGCCCGTTTCTGTGTAATTTGGATTTGATGGTACAATTGCAGAATTAGGGTTACCTTGTTCTCCTCTGCCTTCTATGCCTTCAAAGGCAGTTTGTTTTTCCTTACTAATTGCACGTTGGGTTTTTGGTACTGGTTTTCTAGGTTTTGCCATTACATTCTTTCTATATATGGTGAGATTGCTGCTTTATCTGCAGGAATATAATACGTTGATACTAATATTGAAATATTGTTACCAAATTGATGTAATCCAGGATTTAGTGGGTTTGGTGTACCATCTGAATCATTATTAGGGTAATCAGGGTTTTTACCTCCCCAATATTGGTTAGCAATTGTGCTCTGTACTCCATAATATTTAGCTTCATATAAAACGATATCCCCTACTCGAGGTACTACATCTTTATCTACTAAATCATCTCTAAAAAAGTAAAAATTAATACCCTGTTCAAATAAAACTCCTTCACCTGCTTCTGGGTATTGTTCGTCTCCTCTATCTATTAAAACATTAAATAGAAAAGGCCCATTATAATATTTTTCTTCAGCTGCTTCGCCATAGATATTTACTTTGGTTTCTTCTAATTTAAATTGATATAAGGCACATTGTTGGGTAATAATATTACCCATTAATTCTCTATTAAACTTTCGCATAAGAGAAACATCCCTTTGTCTAGTGTACATTGCCATATTACGCGATATAAATTGTATACGGAACCTTCTGTAGTTCCTGCATTTTAGATTCTCCTTCTTGTGCTCTTCTTTCTAATGAAGCCATTCTTGAGGTTTCATCTAAGTAAGTTCTTAATCTTTCTATTAACGCTGTTTTTTCTGCTGTTGCCGCAGCTATTAAATCTGATTGGTTTAAAACAACATCTGCATTTGGTATTGGTATGCTACCATATTTACCTCTTACATACCCTAACATCTCTTTAGATAATGATAAAGTATATTCAAATATCCATTGACGCCCTACACTGTTAATCTCATTATAATTAGGGTTTGTAAAATTAGCATTTGACACATTAGTAACTCTATCTGCTGACTGCATTACTGAACTTTGTATTCTTTCATCTCTTAAGATATACTCAAACCATATTTTAGGTGGGGTATTTATATCAAAATTTTGGTGGTTTGGAATTGGAAATACTCTTAAATTATCGTTTCGGATTTCGAATGAGTAATTGTTTCTTCTAATAGTTTCACTCATTTCAATTTGTTGAATAACAGCAATTTCATAGTTTAAAGGAGCCATTAAGTATCCTCCTTCAGCACCAAATCCACCTATGCCCATTATACCGGCAGCCATTACTCCACCAAATCCAAAGCCTTCACCTGCTCCTAACATGCGACCCGCTGCAGGATAAGGATTTTCATAAAATACTCTTTTTACTTCTAAACCATGCATGTATTCAGATCCTGTAAGGCCGCTTGCAGACATAAAAGTTGTAAAGTTATAATCTTGTACACTAGATGTTAGAGTAAACGAACCTGAATAGTATGTTACATTACCCCCACTACCTGCTTCTTCTCCATATTGTTCTGATAGTCTAACTATTGGTTCAAAACTCGGTGTTATAACCGCAGTATTTAAGTTTGATGATGTTGGTAACCCCTCAAGAGACAATTGATTATCTCGTATTTTATATGCGTAAATCTCGTTACCATATGTGGTTACAGCCTCCTCAAAGGCAGTAAAAAACGATCCTGATTGGAGTTCGATATCTACTAAAGGGTAACCTAATCTTCTAGCACAAAAATCTGCTACTTTTGGAGCATCACTTACAAAGTTAGTGTTAGCATCATAAAACCCAAAGGGGGTTTCATCAGAGTCTGGTGTATATGTACTTGTCCCGCCCCATATTGGTATGTTCATATTATGTTTTTTAAGCTATTGATATGTGTTATATGTTTATAAATATGAAAAAAGTTCGTTAATCTCTAAAGGTTTGATAAACCTTAAGGATAGGTGAAACTATTTCATGTCTATGGTTTTTTAATAGAGTAGAGGTTCTAAATCCTTCTACATTTTCTTCTATTCTAGATAGAAATGAAAAACCAGTTTCTCGTTTATCTTTTAAATCGATTTGAGCCATATCACCACATATCACCATTTTAGAACCTTTACCTAATCTTCCGATTACAGTTTCCATCTGGTTGTGGGTAACATTTTGTGCTTCATCTACAATAACAAATGCTTTTAAGAATGTTCTACCCCTCATAAATGCAAAGGGTACAATTTCTATATTACCATTTTCTATTTCTTTTTCTATTTTTTCTTGACTATATAACATATGTAAATTATGATATATAGGTGCTAACCAGGGATCCATTTTCTCTCTAATATCTCCAGGCAAAAAACCTATGTCTTCTTTGGATACTGTAGGTCTTGTAATAACTATTTTATCTACTTGTTTTGTAAATAGCATATCTAATGCTACTTGTGTTGCTACTAAGGTTTTACCTGAACCTGCCATTCCCTTAAGCACCGTTATTGGTGAATCTATAATTTTTGCTTTAGCTTCCTTCTGTTCATCGTTAAGCTGTACGTTAAATTTGATTGGGTTTTTAGGTCTTCTCTTTTGAACGAATACATCATCCGTGTGGTGTTTCTTTGGCATATAATAACGTTTTGGTTTATTATAAATATGAAACAGATAAAAAAACCCGACCTAAGCCGGGTTTTAATAAATATGTATTTGATTTTAATTCTATAAATTATAGAGAATCTAAACCACTTACAAGGATTTTTCCATAAAATTCTGGACGAACCATTTTCTTAGCATAACGAGTAAGTAAACCTTTTCTCGGTGTGAAAGTTTCTGGGTCATAAATTAATGGAGTCATGATTAATGGAATGTATGGAGCAAATACTGCACCTGTTTCCAAGAATTGAGCACCTCTGAATCCTAATAGGATTGTGTTTTCAGTCATATATGGATTTTTGTACACTTTGTAACGTCCATTTAATTGACCAACTTTCTGTACACCAAATGCGTAAGAAGCTTTAGAAGCATCACCATCAGTATCAGCAGCAAATCCTGGAATTGATTCCATGATCGTTCCTACAGCTGGAGAACATACTAGGAAGTTTGCACCACCTCTTAATGTTTTCTGGTGAATAATATTACTTAACTTTTGGATTTTAGTTCCTAATGTTTGGAACCATTGTCCTTGAGAATTGTAAAATCCTAAACTTGTAGCGCTAACACCACCTGCAACTGTAATAGATTGGTTGTTAATAGCAGACCATACTTCCGTTCCAGCGGCAGCATTGTCAATTAACATACCAAGAATTTCCATATCAATTTCTAATGAAATATACTCGCTTAAGATTGAAGTTAATTCAGCTTCAGCATCTAATGCATGGTATGCATTTAAATCCTGTGCAAATTCTGGTGTCCAAACTGCTTTCAATTTTCTAGTTTTAGCAACGATTGCAGATGATTTCATCTGTACATTGATTTCTGGAATTGTAATTGAAGGTGAATTTTCTCCATTTGGAAGTGGGTTACCATCTTCAAAATCTCCTCTATCTCTATCAGTTGGTTGGATTTGGTAAACAACAACTGCTTGTGCATTTGCTGAAGCATATCCTGCTGCAAAGTTTGAATTATCAACGACAAAAGTTATATTTGCACCACCATCATACTTTGTGAAAGCTGATACTTGTTGTCCTGCTGTTGATTCTTTATATTGATCTCCTGCTACTGAGGCAGAGAAAAATTGAAATGCTGCTACACCTTCTTTATCTACAAATAATAATGAAGCAGTTGGTACTGTAATTTTTGATAAAGTACCTGCTGCGATTGAAGCTGAGTATGCTGAGTCAAAGTTTGCATCTGACCAAGTTGCTACTGATACTGTCATTGAAGCCGCTGCTGTTAACGATTGTGTATTCGCGATTGAATATGAAAAACGTCCTGCACCATATAATCCACCTGTTGCTTCGTTACCGAAAGGTGCTGTTGGTGCTGATGAGTTACCATATAATGAATCTCCTTTTCCGAAAGGTGTTTTATCACTTCCGTATTGGAAATCTAAGAAAAATACTAGACCTGAAGGTAAGTTCATTGGTTGAACTGAAACGAATTCTTTCGCTGCAATTTGTCCAAATACTTTTCTTACCAATGGTAAAGCAACTCCTGCCCACTGTCCACCAGTGTTAACACCAGTTTGTGAAGTAAACGATCCTGCTCCAGCACCACCACCTGTGTTAGATGATTCTACTACTAATTGTTTTGCTTGGTTTTCTAAAATGATACCCATGTTGTTTTTGTTGGCACCACCTAAGCCTTCTAAAAGACCTGTTTTTTCCCATTTGCTAGATAATCTAGCCGCATCAGACTGCATAGACTGATATGGGTTTGCGCTTTCTAATAATGAATTTAAGCTCATGTTTTTGTTTTTTAAATTTTAATAATTGTTTTTAGATTAATCCCGCTAACTTACGCATACGGTCATACACCTCATTTGATTCAAGGATTGGTTGTTTATTTGCTTTTGGTTCTAAACCACTAGCTTTTGAAGCAGAACCCATTTTAACTGATTCACTAATTCTTGAAGTTGTAATTGTGTTTACAATTCCTTCATTTAATGTTTCATAAATAGTTTTTGCTTGATTAACATCCATTGCTTTATCAAATGCTTTTAATACCTTAACTTTTTTACTTTCAGTTAAGTTTTTTGCTTTGAAGATTTTATTAGTATAAAGTAACTTAGCATTTAAAAGATTAACTTCTTGAAGTTCTTGTTTAAGTTCTTCTAATTCACCCATATCTTTTTCTTCGCTACGCATCGCTGCTCCTGCACCTGCTCCTAAAGCTTGCAACATTGCTTTTGCTTTTGCTGCTGCGGGTCCTGCTGCTTTTGCTAATTTAGTTAACGAGTTTACGATGTTTTCTAATCCACCAGCTGCTGCGTTTACTTTAGCATCTTCATCTAAATCATCTCCTGCATCCATTCCTTCTTTAAAACGGTCTGCTTCAGTTTCTTCTTCAGGTACGCTGTCATCTTCGTCTTTGTGTCTCATGTCAGGGTCTGACATTTCTTCATCAAGTTCAATAGCAACATCTACGTCTTCGTCTTCAACATCTACGTCTTCAACTTCTACGTCCTCTTCTGCAAATTCGTCGCCCGGCTCGATTTCTCCAGCTGCAACCATGTCTTTAATAACATCTTCGATGAATGATTTTAAGTCGTCTTCTGATAGGTCTTCTAGATCAACGTCTTCGTCATCTATTTCACCTTCGTCTTCTTTCTCATCTTCCATACCATCTACGTAGCCTTCTTCTTCTTCATCAGAAGCTTCGTCTTCGTCTAACTCAATTTCAGCTAATAATTCGTCAAGGTCGATTTCTTCATCAATCTTTTCGTCTTTTTTAACTTCCATTTCTTTAACTTCTCCCTTGTCGGATTTTTTTACTTCTTTATCTTCTTCATCATCCATTTCCTGCAATTTAGCAGATAGTTGATTTTTAAGGTAAGGGGTAAAAGCTTCCTCTAGGGCAAGTTTTGCATTCTCGATGGCAGTGTCTTTAACTGATTTAGCATCGGCGATTGCTTCTTTTAACAAATCTCTGTTGTTTGTCATAATAATCCCAAAATTTAGTTTGTGAAATACGGCTATTAAGAACCGTAATAGAAATAATAATTGTCCGTGTCATATAAGATACTCATGACACATTGCAGTCATACATATGTGACCTTTTGTTAAAAATACAAAAGACGCTCAAGTGAGCGTCTAATGTTTTAATCCATCGGTAGCGTCCGAAGAAATGTGGTTTATGTTATAGGACATGACCCTTTTGAACAAAGGATTTCATGTATTATACTATTTACTTTTGTGTAATTATGTTGTGGTGCTTCTATACCTTCTTTAATCATATGCATGTAAGAACCAGGATTTGATGGTGTTGAAACAAAGTCC